TTATTCAAGAATGATTCCGCCTAAAACCTTTGCCACTCTAATAATGTCTGACTCCGGAACATCAAAGGGCTCATAGTCTGGGTTGTCTGATACAAGTAAAATATAATCGGGCTTTGCCGATTTTTTAACCCTCTTAATAAATACCCCCTGGCTCTTTGTGTAAATAGCATATATGCTGTTCCACTGAAAAAATAGAGTTTCATTTATTACGATGCAGGCGACGAGGTCGCCGCTTGAGTACTTTGGAAACATACTATTGCCTTTTACCCGAATAATAAAATCTGCGTTTCTAAATTCAGGTACAATATAGTGATGCTCAATCGTAAGATCGCTAAACGAATCCTGCCCGTAGCCGGCGAATGCTGAAATAGGAATCAGTGGAATGCCCTTCCCGGGCATAGTCTCATACGCGGTACCGGGGTCATGTAAAGATTGCGTATGTAAGTCCTCTTTAAGCATAGGCTCCTCGCCGTTTATCATCCAGCTTGGGTTTATATCTCTATAGTATGAGAGAAATCTCAATAAATTATCCTCCGATAATCCGTTCTTTTGAGAAAAAACACCATTCGTAATACCCGTTTTTGAGTAGCACTCATACTTTGAAATGCCCTTTTTTTCAAGGTAATACAAAATTCTGTCTTTTAAAATTGAATTTTCTCTCATATTTATTTGGAAAATTGAGATATCTCTATTAATATTGTAATATCTTTCACAATCGAAAGTTGCACCAAAGATAAAAAAATTTTTAAATATCAATAATATGGGAAAAATAATTGTTGATCACGGGGAAAAGAAAAAGCTAATGACCCTCTTTCAAGTCAGCCATGTAACTATTCGTGAGGCATTAGCCGGAAGGACAAAAAGTCAACTTTCCACAAAAATTCGTACTGCGGCTCTTGAACGCGGAGGCATTGAACCACAAACTACTTTAAGACATGAATAAATATTTTTCAACCGCATTCGGGCTCCTGTGCCTTGTGGCACTTTTTGGAGCGCTTGTAGTGGAGGGTGCGTCCCATCACTACTATACCGCAGCTCTTTGCGCGGTAGTGAGTATTACTACTCGTCCAAGGCGGGCTAAAAAACGGGTATAATTATGGAATATTTTAATAACACGCTATGTATTTCCGTTGATGAGCTAACCGACGGAATAATTTCATACCCAGCATACAAAAAGTATTGCTCACGCGAGCAGCTTAATAGGGTAAGGCGTGCCAGCTTTCAAACTCCTGCGCTGGTTGAGGTAAAGAGCCTCCCGGCCAGGATCCTGTCGTTAGTCAAGGAAAAGTACGGGGAGCTTGAGAGTGCCGGCGCAAAATATACGATTAAGGGGGTTTATCAGGTTGACCAGGACGCGCGAAAATATTACGGTGAGCATCTTCTTATCTCGGGGGAGCATCTTCCGAAAGATAAAATCGAAGAGTACACCGCCAACGCGTCAATGCTAAGGGCCATTAAGGTTCTCGTTAACGATAGGGCTGCATTTGTGCGGGCCTTAGGCGGAATAACAAAAGGAATGTGGCCCCAAATCTCTGCCGCGGTTAACGCGTCTGCCTATGGCGAAGAGCCTATCAAGCACTCGCTGCCAAATAATTACCGGCGGCTTAAGTGGAAGCTTGAGGAGTTTGAAAAAGGTGGGTATGGGTCACTTATCAGTGGTAAGTTTTGTAATAAAAACACTGAAAAAATACCGGAGCAGGCTAAAATTTGGATACTTACCCGCTGGAGTGACCAGGTGAATAAGGTTGCCTCCGTTAATCAGCTGTTCCGTGAGTATAACGACAAGGCCGAGGAAATGACCGGTTGGGCGAAAATCAAAACCGATAAAACCATGTACAACTTTTTGTACTCGCCCGAAATTACACATTTATGGTACGCGCACCGCTACGGTGAGTTAAAGGCGAAGGAGAAATACTCATACACACACAAAACGCTGATGCCAACATATCGCGACTCTATATGGTACAGCGACGGAACAAAGCTAAACTACTATTATCAGTATTCCGACTCTGAGGGCAAAGCGCAAATTGGCACGTTGCAGGTTTACGAGGTAATGGACGCATACTCGGAGGTATTTTTAGGCTACCACATCAGCAAAAGCGAGGATTTTGAGGCTCAGTTTATGGCCTATAAAATGGCGTTTAATTTTTCAAAGTATCGCCCCTACCAAATCACCTACGACAACCAGGGCGGCCATAAAAAACTCGAAAACAGCGATTTTCTTCGCAAGCTTGCGCATTTGGCAATCAAAACAGCCCCATATAATGGCCGTTCTAAAACAATTGAGTCTGCTTTCGGCCGTTTCCAGCAGCAAGTTCTTAAAAAAGACTGGTTCTTTTCGGGCCAAAATATAACCACTAAGACAAACGAGTCCCGTCCGAATATGGAATTTATAATGTCAAACAAGCAAAACCTTCCGACCGAGGCCGAGATAAGAGAGGCATATAAGATGCGCCGCGAGGAGTGGAACTCAATGCCCCACCCAAAAACGGGCGTAGCTCGCATTGAAATGTACCGCAACTCCTCAAACCCGGAAGCGCATAAGGTTGAGCTGTGGGATATCGTTGACATGTTTTATATGACCCGCGAAATACCGGTAACCTGTACCGCTTGGGGGATTTCATTCCGCGAAAAGAATATAAAATATGATTACGTGGTAAATAATCAGGACAACCTTCCAGACCTTGAGTGGCTTCAAACAAGTATAGACAAAAAGTTCATTGTCAAGTTCGACCCTTCAGATATGTCCGTAATATTTCTTTATGAGGCCACACCTTCCGGGCTGCGCTTCTCAACGGCTGCTTCCACAAAGGTCGCTATTCATAGGGGTAAGCAGGAGCAGGAGGAGTGGGAGGCTAAATACATTAAGGATATTGAGCTCGCCAATAAAAAAGCCCGCTTGGAAAGGTACACGAAAATGACGGCAATGCAAAAGGCCGCCGGAACAAGCCTCGACGATTACAACTTTAAAAATCCGCCGCTTCTCGGAATGCAAACCAGCAAGGCCGCAAAACGCGCAGCGAGGAGGGAGAAGGTATTGGTACCTGCCGGAGTTGGATCGGTTCAAAAAGCGGTGAGTAACATGGTAGCCTCAGGCTTAAACGAGCGCGAGGAGTACGATGTTTTTGAATACGCAAGAAGGTCAATGTAATATAAACAACGGGCCCAGCAGGAACAAATCCACGCCGGGCCACTAAACTAAGCAGCACAAACTTATGAATAATTCAGAAAAAACAAAAATTAAAGAGGCGCTGGCAGATTATTGCGAACAGAAAGGCTCTCAAAACAAGGCAGCGAACTCCCTTAAGGGCGCAAGCAGCGCAGTAGTTTCAAAGATTTTAACCGGTGACTGGGACTTAATCGCCGCCGAAATGTGGCGCAATATTGCATCGCAGATTGGGTACTCTTCTACTGAGTGGGTCATTGTTGAGACCCGCGATTTTCAATTAATGAACTTCCTGTTAAAAGATGCTCAGGAGTTTTCTAACGTGTTGGCGGTCGTAGGTGATGCCGGGTCTGGCAAAAGCTTGGCGGCTCGCAACTATTGTAACGCTAATAAAATGGTGTTTAACCTTTGCTGTAACGAGTATTGGAATCGCAAAATGTTCATGCAAGAGCTGCTGTCTGCAATGGGCCGTGACTGTTCGGGGTATACCGTTGGCGAAATGATGTATGAGATTATAAAGTATCTCAAGGTAATGGAGAAACCGCTCATTATAATGGACGAGGCAGACAAGCTGAGCGATCAGGTTCTATACTTCTTTATATCCCTGTACAATTCATTAGAGGGTCATTGCGGCATTGTGATGTGTGCAACTGACCACCTTGAGAAGCGTATCAAGAAGGGGCTTAAACTCAACAAAAAGGGCTATAAAGAGATATACAGTCGTATCGGGCGGAAGTTCATTCAGCTTCAGGGCGTGTGCTCGAGGGATATCTCACAGGTATGCCTTGCAAATGGCATAGAAGATAAGGCACAAATTAAAGAGGTGGTTGAAGACTCGGAGTATGATTTACGCCGCGTTGCCCGTAAAATTCATGCAATAAAAAACTTATAAAAGAATGGCAAAAGCCCTTTCCGCTAACCAGGTACTTGCAGCAAAAAAAAATACAGTCGAGTTTTCAGGCGCTTGGAAAAAAGCAATTGGCAACCCGGAACTTACAGGCAGCTGGATAATGTGGGGACAGTCATTCAACGGTAAAACCTCTTTTATGTTACAGCTCTGCAGGTACCTATGCGGCTTCGAAACGGTACTTCTAAATAGCCTGGAGGAAGGCGTTGGCAGGTCGATGCAAATTGCACTAAAGCGCAATAAAATGGGTGAGGTGAGGAGGTTTGTAATCGTTGAGTCAGAGCCAATGCCGGAGTTCATTGAAAGACTCAGTAAAAAAAAGTCACCGCGAATAGTAGTAATAGACAGCGTTCAATATGCTGACATTAACTACAAAGAGTACAGAGAGCTCAAGCGCCGATTTCCCCATAAGCTATTTATTTTCATTTCACATGCAGAGGGGAAGCTCCCGGACGGACGAGTGGCAAACAAAATTCGCTATGACGCAATGTGTAAAATTAGAGTAGAGGGCTACCGCGCATTTGTCAACTCCCGCTACTCTGAAAATAATGACGAGGATAACTACATAACAATTTGGGAAGAGGGAGCCTCAAGATATTGGGGCGAAAAATCAAAGGAGAAATAAAAATGACAACAAAAAACAAAACACACGGTGGGTTCTGGTCTCTTTTAAAGGAGACCCCGGGCTTTGACCCGAAATATAGGGAGGAGATAAAATCCGGGGTGGTTAACCACTATACCAATGGCCGCACTTCATCGCTCAGCGAAATGTATGAAAAGTATCCGGAGAGCTACGAAAGAATGATTTATGAAATGAAGCTTGAGCGCTTTCAAAGCCCTCAGGCGAAGTCAAAGTATGATCCGCAAAGCGACATTTGGCGCAAAAGAGTATTGGCATCTATTTGCAACTGGCTCGACAGACAAGATATGATTTTTGAGGACTCTCGCTCAAAGCTTACGTATGCGCGTGGGGTTGCCTGCCGGGCAGCCAACTGCGGGGAGTTCAATAAAATACCGGTTTCCCGCCTCGAGGAGTTGTACAACGCGTTTATTAAGAAAAACAGGGTATCTAATAACATTGAAATTGAGGAGCAAACGCTACTTGCACTATCGCTTGAGCTGGCACTTGAAAAAATTAAAATGAACCATAACCTTAAATAAGTCAATATGGGCACACAACAATTTAAAGTGGTAGAAACAACGAGCCTGCCACTACTGCAACAAACGCAAATTAAAGAGTTAGAAATTAACAACTTTTCCATCCTCATCGCCAGGCGCGAAAATTGGCTTAATAAACCTGAAAATAAAATGCGCAACACGTTTGGCGCGATAGCTAATGATACTCTCATTTTGCGCGATAAGCTGGATAAGGCGAGGAATGAGCTAGCAGAACTTAACCGAATATTTAAGCAACTATGAAAGCACTAACAGTAAAACAACCTTGGGGCTCATTAATTTGCTTAGGAATTAAGCCTATAGAAAACCGCGCTTGGAAATGCCCGGAGAAGTATATCGGGCAGAGGGTATTGATTCATACCAGTTCTTCACAGGGCAAAAAGTTTAATATCAATCTTACAGACGAACAAATGATTGCCGCGTTTGGCTCTATTGCAATGGACTCAATCGCCGGAAACTTTGAGTTTGGAGCTATTATCGGCTCTGCCATTATATTGGATTGCGTTATCAATCATCCGAGCATTTGGGCCGAAAAACAACACTGTTTGCTCAAAACCCCATGTAAAGATTTAGCTAAGCGCCCTAATTGTTGGGATGGGTGTATGCATTTTTCGAAGCCGATTTATAATTGGGTTCTTGCCAATCCTATTTTGTTTCCGGAGCCGATACCTGCAAAGGGAAAATTGGGGTTTTGGGATTATCCAAACATCCTTGCAGAGCCAGAAGAAGAGGGCGGAGAACTGTTCTGCCAATGTCATATTCCAGTAAAAGAGGAAAATCAAGTAATGCCACTCGGTGGCGGTCATTTTATGTGCCGCTATTGTGGCGGGAAATGGTATAAATAATTAACAGCTTAAGTAATGAAAAATTTCAACGGAAAAGCGATATATCAGCCGGCGGGGAAAGCTGCCGAATACGCAAAATGGGCCTGCAATTTTTACGCGGGATGCTCCAACGGGTGCACCTATTGTTACCTAAAAAAAGGCAGAGGAGCGAAGATTTTGGGAGGTGATAAGCCTACCCTGAAGAAGTGTTTTAAAGACGAACAGCACGCAATGGAAGTGTTCAACAAGGAGCTCTATTCAAGTCTGCCAGAGCTGCAGAAACATGGCTTGTTTTTCAGTTTTAGCACAGACCCAATGCTGTATGAAACCAAGGAGCTAACAATGCTTGCAATCAATATATGTTTATATAATGATGTGCCGGTAAAAATATTAACCAAGTGCGCTACACATATAGGCCAATTTGCTTATGAGTTACAATGCACTGATTTTGATTTATCGAATGTTGCTTTCGGCTTCACCCTTACCGGCGAAGACGAACTTGAACCTGGGGCGTCAACCAATCAGGCGCGTATTGAGGCAATGAGGAGACTTCACGCTGCGGGGTTCAAGACCTTTGCTTCCATTGAGCCGATAATTGACTTTTATAGTAGCTGGGGAGTAGTTCTGCAAACACTTAGCTTCTGCGACCTATATAAAATAGGGCTGTTATCAGGTAAAAAGTATGATAAAAGCGAAGTCCTTGAATACCTATCAAAGGTTATTTTGATGGCCTGCTGCGCTTACGATAGAAAGGTTTATTTTAAAGACTCACTTCTCAAAGCCGCCGGGATAGAGCGCTCAGACCTCCCCGAAAACTGCGTTTCAAAAGACTATAACATTTTTAATCAATAACAAATGAACCGTAACGACAAAAAATACAAGTCCGATTTAGCGAGGGAAAGGAAAAACCTGCAGGACTTAATTAATAAGGAAGGCGACCTTGACGTCAAGTTAACCTCGGGAAACTTTAATGAGGATACATGGCGGGAGCTTAATAATATCCGGTATAAAATTACCGTTTCAAAATCAAAAATAGACGGCAGCTTTTACAAAGGAGAGCCGGAGCCGCAAGCTATCAGAAAATCTAACTCAAACCAATATAATAACTAATATGATAATAGCAGTTGACTTTGACGGCGTTTTGCATTTTGGGGAATATCCTTCTATTGGAACCCCATCAATTGAGGCAAAAAAAGCTCTGGCCGAGTTAAAAAAATCGGGGCATTACATAATCATTTGGACGTGTCGCAACGGCGACCTCCTATTAAGCGCAATTAACTGGTTAGTTGAGCACGGCTTCCCCTTCGACCGGGTAAATGACCAGGAGCCCAAAAACGCCGCCATATACGGCGATAACTCCCGGAAGGTTTATGCAGACGTTTACATAGATGACCGGAACGCTGGAGGCCTTGCCTCCTGGGATAACATACTTAATTATATAGCATATTTAGAAAGTCAGAAATGAGTAAAAGTTTAAAAAAATTACAAAGGTTAATGGACACTCAGCGCGAGTGGTCAGACCAAACGTTTGATGGTGGAAACTCCCACCCAGCCCGAAGCCTCCCATTGTGCCACCACTTAAGTAAAGAGGTAAAAGAGCTGGGGGAATCAGTTCATAGGTGCCTAAGCTACCCCTCGGAGGAAAATATTTCTCACGTAACCGAGGAGCTGGCCGACTGCCAACTGTTACTACTTGATATTACTGCTCACATGGGCTTTACCGCTGACCAGCTAATATCGTTCGGCATCGTAAAGCACGAGGTAAATAAGCTCCGTAAGTGGGGCGCTCCAGATGCTAACGGAGTTGTGGAACATGTAAGGGGATAAAAAACTGTTTTAATACCATTTAAGCAATAAAATATATGTATTACAAAACTTTAAAATCAAGTGAAACCGGTAAAAAGTTTACCGAGTTTCGGAATAGGCAGGAAGAGGTTGATACGAAAGCAAGAGAATTTATATCCAAAGTGGGTGCGGAGCGATGGCTCCCCGCCTCCTTTTGCATTGCCGGTGGCGTGAGACAAGTCATATTCCCGAAAGGGTACGAGGTACCGAAGTGCTGGCGCTTGGCAGATAAAAAGTATAATAGCTACGCTCCGCGTGAAAGCGTGAAGGAGGGCAACCAGCTCGCGGCAGAAATGGCGGCGCTCCCAACAATTTCTATTGCCGAGTTTCACGACGTGTTTAATTATAAGTGTTCGGCCTCGTTTAGCCATGCGGGCTATGCCACCGCCCCCGAACACTACGTTTTTACGATATTTAAGGAGGACTTGAACAGCTATACTCCGCCATCTGACTGCGTGGAGATTTTGCAAAGCGAGTATTTAAAACTTTTGGGGAAATAGGGGGTTTTTCAGTATGCACAACAAATCGATTAAAAACTAAATACAATGCAGACACAAACATCAAAAAATCAATTATGGGTTGACGAAAGCGGAGTTAAAATACCCTACTCTCGCATAACATCTACAGAACGGCTTAAAGAAAAAAATGCCGGAAAGCTGCTGAAGGACGCATTAGAGGTAAGTAAACGACTTGCCGCGTTTAAGGCCCTCATTCAAAAATACACTGACGAGGTTATTACCGCGTTTGCGGCTGAAAATAACGTAAATAGGGTTAGCAAGGGCACAGTTACATGGTACAATTTTGACCGGTCAATACGTATTGAGGCAGATGTAAGCGAAAAGATTGTATTTGATGAGCTTTCAATCAGCGCGGCGAAACAACTTTTAGACAGCTTTTTATCAAATAATATTGATGCAAAAGTTGAATACTTGAGGGAGATGGTTACGGATGCGTTTTCTACCTCAAAGGGTAAGCTTGATACAAAAAAAGTGCTCTCACTTATGAAGTGGAAAAGCAAAATTCCGGACAAGGAATTTACCGATGCAATGAATCTTATTGAGGCCGGGATTAGAAAGCCAAGCTGCAAAATCTATTATAGAATTTCTGTAAGAAATACAGAGGGCAAGTATGATATTATTGACTTAAATTTTTCATCAATCTAAATATGCAGGATAGACAAGTTAAAATAATTACCCCGGCAGCTGGGTTTACCGGGTTAACGGCCCAAAAGGTTGGTAGGAATTCCCCCTGCAGGTGTGGGAGCCGTAAAAAGGCAAAGAAATGTTGCGGTAACACAACCGCATACTTCAGCCGCGACAAACTGAAAATTACGGAAAGAGAGGCACTTGTGCGGGAAAAGGAAAAGGCGCTGGAGGAGGCAAATAGACAATAAAAAAGCCCCGAGCAAAAATACTACAGGGCAGAACGTCTTGGCGGACAGAACAAATGTAGCAAAAAAAACTCGAATGGCGTATAACCAAAAATATTTAGACATAAAGATTGCTGAAGTTCAGCAATTGGTGCTTGAGTACACAGGCCGCGGGTATACTTACAGATGGGTTTACAAAAACGTCATTGACCCAAAATACCACATAAGCTATTCTACATTTAATAATTATATTTCTAAACCAATAAAAAAGTCCTGAAAGGGGCTTTTTTTATTGGTTTAGATACTAACTCACTAAAAAATGGCCCGTGTTGTAAATTCAATAAACGTAATCATCCACCCCTTGTATTTCTGGTAATGTTGCCACCCGGTATGCTCGAGCTCCCTAGTAAATCCCGCCTGAAAAACAATTGGAATATTTTCAAGTTTTTCAATTACAAGGTGCCCAAGATTTTCGTGTGCTTCAATTACCTCGTCCGGTATTGAATTGCCGGCATCTGCCACGGCCGCCGAAACCAGATGTATGCGAATAACGATTGGTGTTCTTCTGTCTGTTTTAGTAAGCTTCTCTATTTTGAGCATATCCGGGAACTCAATAAATACGATTGGCTGTGTATGAATTATACCGTCATACTGGGCATTAAACCACTGTACCGCCTTTATCCCGGGTATCGGCGTGAGTTTTGTTCTAATGTCTTTAAATGTTTTGTAAAGCATGTTTAAATGGTATTAAATTATTGGTTAAAGATCTTATTTATTTCCCTGGTTATTTTTTCTGTAATGTTATCCTCAAGAACAGCGCTAGGCCCAATAAATTGCCGCTGAGTCATAGTAAAACCCGGGGGCCGGCCGGATAATAAGCCGTCGTTATGAACTTGAGCATATATTTTGTCGTTTGAAAACTCAACGCCACTACCCAGCATCTTAGCAGTATTCGAGTCTTTTAAGTGAGGCCCTTCCGTCTGTGTTGACTTTCCAATCAATGTCGCCCGACTAGCATTGTCCGCCTGCCACCGCTCCAGTTTTTTTCCAGTCAACCATTTAGGGGCTTTTCGGTCTGGCCACTTCTTAAACGATTGATCAGTGAAGCCTCCTTTTTCAAAACTCTCATTAAAATGATTTAACCCTTCTACCTTTATTATTCTAAGGGGCTTGTTAGATGACCAGAAATGCTGTAACTCACGTAGAGGTGCCAATATAATTTTTTCAAAATCGTCTGCCATTTTGTTGATTGATTAAAATATTTTTTATATTTGCGTGTCAGGGGGTGGATTCGTTCCTCCCCGGACGACCGCCTGTTGCGCCGGGGCTTGAGCCGGTGCTTTTTTTATTTATAAAAGCAGAGTTTTTTGTTTTTTATATACCATATCTCTTTAAGCGATGGATGAGTGTCGGATACGCTTTTCAATTTTTTAAATAAAGTCGCGTCATCGTCAAATTTCACGTAATAAATCAACCTTTCAGCACCTTGTGCGACTGCCTGGTTTGCTCTCCTTAACATGTTACGCGAACCCTCTGCGACTTTAATTTCTGATTTTACTCCACCAATTATACCATCAAATTGCCGCTTATTGCCAGGTTCGTCTAGTAAAAGCGAGCTCATCCCTTTTGCCGCGCAGATGTTGCATGCCTCCTCCTCCTCACTAAAATGCCCTGACTTCCTGTTATGCTTTTTGTGAATTACAGTATACCCCCCGTTATCCGAGTTAAAATATGACTTGCCATATTCATTCCCATAACTGTTAAACTCCTGGTTCTTTTTAAGTACATCTTTTGAACTTCTGATATTCTGCTGAACAAAATATAAAGCGTTTGCCTTTTCCTTTTCTGTAATATTTTTATAATATTCATGTGACTCATTAAAGATTTGGGCAGTTTTTCCACAGTTTTGGGCTAGTGCTTCAGGAACGTCCGGAAGATTTGGAACCTTGTCAGTGGGGTCCTTGTCGGTTTGCTTTGCTCGGCACCTGCAGCCCCATCCATTCGGAGGGTAATATTTATTCCAAAAGTCATCATTAATTGGTTTTATAACGCCATTTAAAGCGGCGTGCGCCGGACGTGTAGCGCCGTCCATTACGGCAACATATTCCAAGTTTGGGTATAAGTCTTCATCGGCTACAAATTCTTGCCATTTTCGCGCTGACTTTGCGCTTGAGTGGGCGGTATTATACTCGGCCTTCAGGTATCGACCATTATACTCTTCAGATAATCGCCGTGATGC